CGTTGTATCTTTACTTGTCAGTTCCCAGTAATCTCTTCTGCTCTTGGTTGGGGTAGGGAAGACTGTCCCGAATGTGTAGATGCCCCTTCTATTTGTATAGAATAAATATCTTTACATATTATTAAAATAATGCCAACTTATAGATTTGAAAACACAGAAACTGGTGAAATTTTTGAAAAATGGATGTATATGGCGGAAAAAGAACCTTTCCTTCAGGAAAATCCACATATCAAACCACTCATTCCTACACAAATGAATGTAGGGGAGGTTGGAGATTTGTTAAGCAAACACGTTAATAGAAACCCAGGATGGAATGAAGTACTTTCTAAAGTTTCAAAAGTTCCTGGATCAACAGTAAAACCAATTTAACTATGGCAAGAAAAAGAAGAAGCAATGGCGATCAACCAATTGGTATTGGTATGACAGCAAGACAAATGAAAAAAAGAAAACCAATTAGTTCTGATTACTTGGTTGATGTTGAACCTCTAACAGAAAATCAAAAGAAACTTTTTGCTTCTTATGCAGAAGGAAAACATTTAGTTGCGTATGGTGCTGCTGGTACAGGTAAGACATTTATCACTCTTTACAATGCACTCCGTGATGTATTAGACGAGACAACACCATATGAACAAATCTATGTTGTTCGTTCTCTTGTAGCAACTCGTGAGATTGGGTTTCTTCCAGGAGACCACGATGATAAATCTGCTCTTTATCAAATTCCTTATAAGAATATGGTAAAGTATATGTTCCAGATGCCAAGCGATGCTGATTTTGAGATGCTTTATGGTAATCTTAAATCTCAGGAAACTGTAAAGTTCTGGAGCACCTCATTTATTCGTGGTACAACTCTTGATAATTCAATCATCATTGTTGATGAATTTTCTAATTTAAATTTTCACGAATTGGATTCTATCATAACTCGTGTTGGGGAAAATAGTAGAATTTGTTTTTGTGGTGACGCAGAGCAAAGTGATTTGATAAAATCAAATGAAAGGAATGGTATTGTTGATTTTATGAGTGTTCTTCGTAAAATGCCTTCATTTGAAATAATAGAATTTGGTATTGAAGACATTGTTCGTTCAGGTTTAGTTAAAGAATATTTAACAGCAAAATATGAATTGGGATTAACTACTAGATAGTTCGTGTAAGTTTTAATTTATATAAATAATCTTAAGTATCACGAACTAATATGCCCTATAATATTTACTTAATTACTAATCTTGAAAATAAAAAACAATATGTTGGAATAACAAAGTTTTCTATTACTGAAAGATTCTATCAACACGTCAAAAGGGGATTTCTTTTAACTGAAGCAATCCAAAAATACGGTGAAGATAAGTTTTTTATTGAATTGATTGAAGAAGTTGATACTGCTGGAAGAGCATATGAATTGGAGCAATATTATATTGAAAAATATAATACTAAAGTTCCACACGGTTATAATTTAACTGATGGTGGTGATGGAATTTTTGGTTGGGAAGTGACCGAAGAATACCGACAAGAATGCTCTGAAAGAGTTAAGCAACTTCATAAAGAAAAAAAGATTGGTATGTATGGTAAAAAACATTCACCCGAAACTATTGAAAAAATGAAAGAGTCTCATAAAGGAAAACAATACTGTTTGGGTAGAAAAATGAGTGAAGAATCAAAACAAAAAATAAGAGAAAAACATTTGGGAAAAATTGTAACTGAAAAAACAAAGAAAAAAATTAGTGAAAATCATCACGATATTTCTGGAAAAAATAACCCAATGTATGGAAAAAAACATTCACCTGAAACTATTGAAAAAATAAGGCAAAAGGCACTCAATCGTAAGAAAAAAAATGATGTTTAATCATATTGATATTGAACTCCCTCAATTGGAGAGGGAGACTATTGATGGTGTTCGTTACTATAAAGTTCCTGATAATGGCGAATTGCTTCGTTTTGCTTCTATTACCTCTGTAACCAGTCATAAGAACCGTCAGTTTTTTGCTGATTGGAGAAAAAAAGTAGGAGAAGAAGAAGCAAATAAAATCACGAAGAAAGCAACCAGTCGTGGAACTGATATGCATACTCTTTCTGAAATGTATTTGAAGAACGAAAGTTTGCCATCTGACGTTCTTCCAATTTCACAAATGTTATTTGGAATTGCGAAACCTTATTTAAATAAAATAAATAATATTCACGCACTTGAAAATTCTTTGTATAGCAAGGTTTTAGGTGTTGCGGGAACTGTTGATTGTATTGCCGAATACGATGGTGAATTAGCAGTTATTGACTTTAAGACTTCTAAGAAACCAAAACCAAAAGATTGGATTGAACATTATTTTGTTCAATGTGCTGCTTATGCTTGTATGTTATATGAACTTACTGGTATAATGGTAAAGAAATTTGTAATCATTATGGCTTGTGAAAATGGAGAATGCGAAATTTATGAAGAATACGACAAAGCAAAATACATCAAATTACTCACCGAATATATTAGAGAATTTGTTAGAGATAAACTGGAGCAGTATGGACGATAATCTAACTCAAGAATTAAATAACAAGTTTTTGTGCTCACAAAAGTTTGCACAAGACATTGAACAAATTGTAAAAAATTCAAAGATCAATTATATTGATGCAATTATTACTTATTGCGAAGAAAATTCAATTGAGATTGAAACTGTATCAAAATTAGTTTCAAAACCTTTGAAAGAAAAACTAAAGCACGATGCAACAGAATTAAACTTTTTGAAAAAAACTACTCGTGCTAAATTGCCATTGTGACACCGTTTGATGTTTATAAAACTTACTTAGCATTTAAAAATCATTTTTGTAAAGAAAATTACGATTACTTTAAATATTGCGGAAAGTCCAGAGCATCTATAACTTCTTTTCATAAACGTAAAGATAGATTTTTCTTTGAAAGAATGAGTCGTCAAAAAAACGACGAAGAAATTAAAGCATACTTTGTTGCAAATTTTGCAAAGTGTGATGATCCAGAACGATTATGGATTGGTGAAATTATTAGATCTGGTGAGGACAACTATCAGGAATGGCAAAAAAGACAACAAAGTTTGTCTTATTTTTTTAAGGAACAATCAGATCAAATGTTGTCTGAAAACAACTTAAACGACTTATTGGATTGCTCAAGGCAACATCCACCCATTCTTAAAATGTTCCTGAGTGGGAAAATTTGTATAGAAACATTAGTTATTTGGAATAAGATCTTCCTGTTCGGGAATAATTTTGACAAGAAATTAACAGATCCAGTGTGGGAAACCGTCAGTTTAAGAATCCGAAAATACGAGAGATTCCTAAATATTGATGTGGAAAGATATAAAAAAATTATCAAGGAGATTATATATGAGTAGATTTTTTGATTCAGAAGTAGTCAGAGAATCATTGAAGGAACTTGATGATTTACAAGAGAAACTTTTCAATCAGATTATGAAGATTCCTTTTTCTGATACAGATACGAAAAGGAAACATTTGGAAACAATGAGAGAATTTTTGGAAAAACAAAAATTGTTTATCTTTAGAATGTCTCTTTCTGATGATCCAGAAGCAGTAGAAATGAAAGAACGAATTATGCAATCTGCTGAAATGTTTGGATTTAAACCAGAAATGGGAATTAATTCTTTCTTTGAAAAAATGGAAGAAACTCTTGAGAAGATGGAAAAATCTCTTGACATCTGATTTTATTCTTGCTACACTTAATACGGACAAATACTTCCAATACAACTAATACGGAGAATACGAATGTCATTTCAAGATCTTAAAAAGCAATCCAAGATGGGTTCTTTGACCGAGAAACTCATCAAACAAGTTGAGAAACTCAACGATAGTGGTTCCAAAGATGATGATCGTTTTTGGAAACCTGCAATGGGTAAAGGGGATACTGGTTCTGCCATTATTCGCTTTCTTCCTGCACACGCCGAGTGTGATCTTCCTTGGGCACAAGTTTGGTCTCATGCCTTTCAATCAACTGGTGGATGGTTGATTGATAATTGTCTTACTACTCTCGGACAACAATGCCCTGTATGTGAGGCAAACCGAGAACTGTGGAATACTGGTAGTAAGGATAATCAAAATATTGTTCGTGATCGTAAGCGTAAGCTTTCTTACTATGCAAATATCTACGTTGTAAAAGACCCTGCGAATCCTGCAAATGAAGGTCGGGTATTCCTTTACAAGTTCGGTAAGAAAGTATTTGATAAGATTACTGCTGCAATGCAACCAGAGTTTGATGATGAAGCACCAATCAATCCTTTTGATTTCTGGAAGGGTGCTAACTTCAAACTGAAACTGGTGAAGAAAGATGGTTATTGGAACTATGATAAATCAGAGTTTGCTGAACCTTCTGTTCTTCTGGATGACGATGATGAACTGGAAAAAATCTATCAGTCCATTACTAATCTGAATGAATTCACAGATGTTAAAAACTTTAAGTCTTATGAAGATTTGAAGAAGCGTCTGAACTATGTTCTTGGAAATAAGACTGCTGCTCGTAAAGCAGATCCTGAACTAGACGATGAAGATGATTCGTCTTCTCCTGCTTTGACTGAAGATCTTCGTTCTGAACTTAACTCTCTTGCTTCAAGTGCAAAAGCAAGTTCTGATGATGACGATGATGAGACACTTTCATATTTTGCTCGCTTGGCAGCAGAGTAATTTCAAAATCACTTTTTGATTTCACTTTATCCCCAGAAAATTTCCTGGGGATTTTTTTGTCTAAAAGGTTTTTTACATTCCAGATAATTTTGGATTATAAGATTGTATAGTTGATTGATCAATATATTGACTTGATGGAGTATATTTCATAATATTTCTTAAGTCAGATACAAATACTGATAAGTATTCTGGTTTAAGAATTAAAATTTGTCTTTTCTTTTCATTCAATTGAACTTCATATTCATAATTTGATATTTCCTTAAATCTATCTAATTTTCTTTCTACAACATTTGAAGAGTTTAAAAAGTCAATGCCAAAAGTTTGGGTGGCAAAACTTACAGTTACTCCTGGAAATGGATATGTTGTTGAGGGATTAAAGGAAAATGTTGGATTTCCTCCAGATTTACTGATTGAATATAAGTATGATGGAATTTGAGCATTCACCGTTCCAACAGTATCACCTACTGAAACATTTATATTTTGATCTCTTAAAGAAACCGTAAGTGATCCACCCCAAGAGGAAGCCCATTTTGTTAAGTCATTATTTATTGTAATTGGAATTTCAGTTGAATTTCTTCCATTAATATAAAGTTTAGAAGTAGATATTCCAACATTCTTTTTACTTACATTAATGTCAGTGACTGAATGATCAAATAATTTTGTTTCTTGACTTGAAAAGACAGAAACATATTGATTTAAATTTACACTTACATCAGTTTCATTGATAATTGGAAAACTTGTAATTGTATATTGATTTGCATCTTCTACAGTTTTGAATGGATCTGGTTTTACTACTGCATCATCAATTCCCAGATCTCCTTGTATTAAAAGACGGTTATATTCTTCTCTTGTTTCTAAACTTACAAAGTGATTAAGTTCTGATAATGCTTCTTCACTTCCATACTTATCAATTAAGTGTTTATATAAAGTATTATTATCTAAAGGCCATTGTTCAGTAATATCAGTAATATTGTTTGTAATTAAAATTACCCAATCAAGTTCTTCGTCATTATATAATTTTTTTGCAAGTGCATCTGGTCTTTCGCCATCTTTAATCTGATAATAATTAAATGCCGTGACGGCATTAGCAATATCTTCACGAAGTCTTGCTCTTCTAAACAGGTTCTTTACATCAACCGTATCAGTATTAAAAGACTGATCTGGAAAATTAGCAGTGTATTGTATGTTTGGTAGTTCTTTGAAGTAAGACATATTAGTATCCTATATCGTTGGTTCCAATTGATTCTAAATCTGCATCACTATTTTGGTCATAATAATCATTTTCATATACAGGATCCAATTCAGTGTATGACATTCTGATAATATAAGAAACTGGTTGTCCTCCTTCATAAGCAGCCCATTGACCATCTGGCGTATAATTCACACTAAAACCAGTTAAAGCACAAATTTTAATTTTATTTACACCTTCAATAGAACTATTGCCAGTTTTGTATTCAAGTTTAAATACATTTGGAGTTGCTAAAAAGTATCCACCAGGACCAGTTCCGCCTTGGGCATTAACTTTTCTTGGTGCCATACCTTGTTTAAATGACCTTATAATATTTCTAACTATTCTTGCTTCATTGCTACTTCTTGGGCTAAGTCTATATTCAAAAGTAAATTCACGAAGTGTTGGAGCATTAAAAAGTAATTCAAGATTTGAGTTTGGAATTACACCAGCACCACTAGATAAAATACTTTCTGGAGATACTTCAAATCCAGCCATATTTAATGCTTGACTTGCTAATGCAGTATTAATAAGAGATCCTGCATTAGCAGATCCAGATGCTTGGTCAAGTAATGCTTTATAAACTGCTGCTTTTATTCCTAAAGCTCCTCCTTTTGGTAATCCAGAAAGATTGCCTGAAGTAAGAGCACTTACTATTGTACCAAGCACTGCACCAACTGCTCCAGATGTAGCAACTCCTCCCATATTAGTAAGAACAGCACCTGCAGCTGCAGCAGTTAAGTTATTCATATTATCTGGACCCCAACTAACATTATTGGAATCCGATGCATTATTTGGTGCAGGCAAAACTACTTTTATTATTTTTTCTGATAATGCCGTATTTCTCTTAATACCATTTTGAAATACATTTGCCTTAGTTGTAAAAATATTACCTCTTGGTGGATTATATCTAAATTGTGTAATTACTAATGTATCTTGCCCGCTGTCTAAAAGATCCTCTGGATATTTTAACAATCCTCCTCCTAGTCCTTTCAGTAATTGGTCTCCAGAAGTTAAAGCAGTTGCCACTCCAACAAAATTATCCAATGGATTTCCAAAAGGTCCTCCTCCTGGTTGATTTTGTGGAGCAGATCCATTTAATCCTTGTGCAGGTTGTGTAACCGTTGGTGCTGGTGTAGATGGACTAACTCCAGTAATTTGAGTTGCTTGTGCTGAATTGCCAGTTTTATGATATGTGGTATAATATGCAGATTGGCTCATTGCATTTGCCAACCCTGATGTATTTTTTATTTTGTCAATAATAATTTTTGATATTGTAGAATTTCCTTGACCTGCGGGAACACTCCATTTATTTGAAGTTTTATCATAATATGCTAGTGTTCCATTACTACCTACCAATGAAATATTGTTCTGTCCTCCATTAGAATCAACTTCTACCCAAGTTGAAACTGAATTTCCATTTACAGGAAAAATAAATGTTGATAATTTACCTTGCGTGGAATAATTTGGGCCCAAACCTGTCGGTGCAGTAGAACCTTTTAATTCTGTTTTAGAACTATAAATGGCCATTTAAGGAGAAGAAGAGGTGTCTGGATAATTCCAAACTTTTGATTTGAAAACTGGTTGTCCTCGTTTATCAACAAATTTTTCTGTAGGCAATTGTGAAACATCCGCCCATTCACTTTTTGGGACTTTAAACATTTCAGTCATTACACCAGAAAAAAGATAATTATGTAAAGTTTTGCGAGGAGCATAGACTATTCCACCTTTATTTAGATAAGAATCTACAACTCCTGAACGATATTTTGGATTTAGATAATGAACATTTGAACCAAGAAACATTCCTTTGTCCATATTAATTTCCATTACATAAACTAATGGGTGCAAATCCCAAAACTGATATTTCTGTGGATACTTCGCACTATAAAAAAAGAAAATAAAATCTCCAGGTTTAATAAATCCAGTATCTTGTTC